GGATAATGCTTCCAGCAACTAATCCAGTACAATTTACAGTAAATTACAAATATGACATGAGACCAATAAATCCATACCTACTTGGATTACTTCTTGGTGATGGGTGTATAACAGGGAAAAGAAATGTTTCTTTTATAACTGGCGATAAACAAATAATGGAGTGGGTACAAAAAAATTCAAATGCTAATCAACCGGTATGGAGAACAAGGAATAACGTATGGGATTTTATTTTTAAAAAAGAAGTAAAATTAGATAGTGATTTAGAAAAATTAGGATTATTAGGAACATATTCTGATACAAAATTTATTCCAAAAAGCTATCTATATGGTATAGTTGACGATAGGTGGAAAATACTTCAGGGATTAATGGACACGGATGGAACTGTTTCAAAAGATGGGAAAGCATATTATACTTCTGTATCTGAACAATTAGCAAAAGATGTTAGATTTTTAGTAAAAAGCCTTGGCGGTAGATGTACAATAACAAAACATAAGAGTGGATATAAAAAAGACGAAAAATATATACAATGCAAAGACGCTTACGAATTATATATTAGAATGTCAGACAACAAAAAATTATTCAATCTTGAGAGAAAAAAGGATCGGGCTGGATTAAATAATGGTGGTAATGGAGAATTAAAAAATAAAATAGTTTCTATTGAAAAAATTGGTAGAGAGCCAGCACAATGTATAAAGATAGACAGCATTGATAGCTTGTATATAACTGATGATTTCATAGTCACTCATAATACCTGGGGTGGTTGTTTTAAGGCTGCATATCAAACACAAACATTTCATTACGAAGATGCTGAAGGCGAAAGAATAACAAAAAAACAATACCGAGATCATTTAAAGAAAAAACTTTTACCATCAATTATTATAGACAGCGTTTCAATAGATTACCCTGACTATAAAGCCTTAATCATAAGAAGAACATTTCCTGATCTTGAAATCAATGTTAGACCTGAATGCGATAAATTATATTTGAAAGATGCCAATGGTGATCCTTTTGCTTATTGGCTTGATAAAAAGAAATGCTATGTATTCCCTTCTGGAGCTAAAATATTCCTTGTTCACTGTAGAGATAGAAACGCTTTAACAAAGTATATTGGTGGTAATAACCATTTTGTTTTTATTGATGAAGCCAACCAGTTTCCTTGGGAATGGATTGAAGATATTAGTTCAAGTGTTAGATCAAGCCATAAAACTATAAGGGCACAAATAGTTCTTACATCAAACCCTGGTGGGATTGGTCATTACTGGCTCAAATCTAAATTTGTTGATGTTTGTCCCCCAATTAAGAAAGGTGAAAAAATCTATTATAAAAATTTCAATGTTTCAATTCAGCCATACGATACCGGAAAACCATACAAAGACACAGATGGAGTTGATTGGCAATACATACCAGCAACAGTATTTGATAACCCTTCATTATTAAGAAATCCAGATTATGTAAATGTACTCAAGAACATAACTAACCCAGCCAAAAGAGCTATGTGGCTTGAAGGAAGATGGGATGCTGCACCAGGATTATTCTTTGATAATTTTATATATGAAAACAATACAATCCAAGAAAAAGACTTTGTTTACGGTGAAGAATACTCCAAAGAAACACATGATTTCTACAGAGCCATTGACTATGGGACAAAGAATCCAAGTGCTGTTTTATTTGTAGCAATAAACAAGAGAACAGGTAAGATGATAATCTTTGATGAACTAATAATGCAAAAAGGAAACCTTATAAAAAATGAATTTGATTTTGATTTTGATGTAAGTTCGGCACCTTCTATTCAGGCTAAAATGATCCTTGCTTATACAAGAGCAAGACACCCATATTTACTTGAAGAAGATTTTGAAGAGAATGTTGCCGATTCCGCTATGTGGCAAAAAGGTTCAGAGAAAAACGGTGTTCTCTATTCTCCGGCAGAATTATTTGAAGAAGCAGGTTTAGAACTAACTTCCTGCGGTAGAAAAGAAAGAGTTATCGAAGCATCTATTGTTTATAATGGATTTACTGTCGAAAGTGATGGAACTTCTAAAATAACGATAAGAGAGAATTGCTATTACACTATTGAATCAATTCAGTCCATCGATCAAGATCCAAGAAACATTGATGATCTCAATACTGCTGGTGAAGATCATGCCATAGATGCCTTAAAATATTTAGCAAAATTTGTTTATGGAACAACCATTAAAAGTAAAGAAAAAGTAAAAAGCTGGCGTGATGAATTAAAAGAAATTGATGTAAATGAACAAGGTTATTCATGGAAGGTAGTTTAATGATTGGAGAATTATATGGGAAGATATAATAATAGTAACAGTGATCCCCGTGTTGATAAAATACTCAGATTGCGAATATATAGTGCTGATGCCTTTAAAGAAGCGAGACAATCATCTGAAAAGGCAATGAGGTACATAAACAATATTCAGTGGACAGATACAGATATTACACAATGCAAGAACATGAAGAAGCCATATTTGACTTATAATATTATGATACCAATACTTGCAGCACTAAAGGGTCACGAAGAGCTAATGAGAAGAAGACCACAAATAAAACCAATCAATAATGGTGACTATCATATTACAAATATTATACAGGGCAGATTTAATGCAATAATGAATGAAGAAGATTATTCAGAAAAAAGGCTGCTTGTATTTGCCGATGCACTAATGACAAGAATGGGTGGATGGATCCAGAGAGATGTCATAGTTAATGAACTTGGCTATCTTGATTTCCATTATTCTGTTCCAAACAATATGAGGATTTATATTGATCCGGGAACAATGCAATATGATTTATCAGATTGTGCGTGGATAATTAAAGAAGGCTGGTATTCCCTTGAAGAAATTAAAGAGAAGTGGGGAATGGATAAAAACCTGATCTACGAAAAAGATAATGTAGGATGGTGGGATAAGGTGGTAAATAATATAAAACAAATGACAAACTCATCCTATAGCAACGAAGATCATTATGATGAAGAGAATGATAAATATCGTGTTTATGAAATGCAAGAGAGAATTGAACAGCCATGCTACATCCTATTTGATGGAAGCGGTTATATTTATGTATTCAAAGATGATTATGATAAAAACGAAGAAGAATATTTAGGTTATAAAATTGTAAAAACAGATACAAAAAAAAGAATTAAGCTTATAACAATATCTCCATATTTTGATGAGATAGTTCTCGATGATTCATTCAGCAAATTACCAACAAATAATTTTGATGTATTCCCTGCATGGTGCTATAATTTTAATATTCAAAAATCTGAGACAACATCACTTGGAGAATTATTAATTGATCCCCAAGATGATTTGAATGTGTCCATGTCACAAATAAGAGAGTTCACAACTTTATCAATATCTTCAGCTATGTATGTGCCAAAAGATAAGAAACTCGCTGTTGATATTCGTAAGCATGGTAATTCAGCCGGTAATGTTTATGATGTTAAATCCAAAGATCACATGCCACTAAGGATGGGACCTGAAAACCTACAACAAGAAATATTTATGTCTTCTCAAGGTGCAATATCTCTTATTGGAGCAATATCCGGTGTTCAAGATTCATTATTGGGCAAAGAAGGTAAAAGCTCTGAATCCGGTGCATTGAGACAAAAGAAAGTTGAAAGTGCTGCTGCTTCAATAAATGATTTCTTCCATAATCTATGGTTGATGGATTTACTAATAGCAAAAGATTTTGTAGATTTGTTCCCTTATGTTTACAGTGAAAGAGATAGAGTTATTAGGATAAAACAAGGTAATCATAACTTTGATGAAGAGATTATTAATCTTGAACTTGGTGGTGAAATCCTTAATAATGTTGAGAATTTATCTATGTATGTTGAAATAGATCAAGGTCAGGATAGTATTAGTGTTCAGGAAGATTCATTTGAGAAGTGGTTAGCTTTAGCCAATGTAATAGCCGGTATCAATCCACAGCTTGTAGATGTTAGAGGATTAGTAGATAAAGCTCCAATACCAGACGTTGATGCTTGGATTACCCATATTGATAAAGTTTTACAACAAGAGGGAGTTGAATCTGAACGTGCTAAGAATTTAGCTGAAGTTAAACAAGTATTAGAAAATGTGAAGATAGAAAGAGATATGATAACTGATGAACAGAAAATTGAGATTGAGAGAATGAAAGCTCAGAAAGAAGATAAACCTAAGCCGGATAAAGCTAAGGAAAATTGATCGTTAATTAAAACCGAGATGCCTATCTTTTGATAGAGGACATCAGGAGGACAAAATGTTAGAAGAAAAAAAAGAAGTTGTAGAAGAACAGGAAGAAGAAGTTACACCAGTTATTTCCGAGAAAGACGGGAATGTTTATGCAAAAGTACCGGAAGATTTTAATGAAGACACAGAAAAAGACGAAGACACAGAAGAAGAGGAAAAGGAAGAAGAAAAAGAAACCGAAGATGAAGAAATTACTGAAGATGAAGATGAAGTAAAAGAAAAGTATGTTGGTAAAAGCACAGAAGAGTTAGTCAAAATGTTAGATGATCGTGATGTCACTATTGGGAAGCAGGGTACAAAAATAAATGATTACGAAAAAGCAGATCCCGGGACACTTTCCAAAGATGAACTGAAAGCAAAATTAAGTTCAAGTGACATAAGAAGTGCGATATTACTTAACAAAAAAGACATTCGTGTAGCACGTCAAAAACTTAGTGATATGGACTCAGAGATTGACGGAGAAGAAGCCTATAATAATGCACAGAAAAAGCTCGATAAACTGCAAGATGCTGATGATGCCCTTGACCTTGATCTTACTCAGAAAATTTCCGATGAAACCATAAATAAGAAGTTTGCTTCTCAGGAAAATACCAAATTCTTAAATGAGAAGAGAACTGAATTTAGCAAGAAACTTGGTATTAAGAGTGAGGAATTCGATAATATTATAGAAGCTTCCAAGGGATATGTAGGTGATGACGGAAGGATCACCCTCAACACACTTGGAAAGGGAATGCTTGATTTGAAGAATTATGAAGGTGTTGCTAAGTTACATGAAATCTCAGGAAACAAAAAAGCTCGGAAGGAAATTGTTGAAGCCATTAAAAAAGGTGAGAAAAAGATTTCCACAACAGGAAAGGGTGGAAAACGTACAAAATCCATTCTTGTTACTGATGATATGTCTATGCACCAAACTAAACGTATTGTTAGTAATATGTCAGATGATGAGCTTTACAAATAATAATTGGAGGGCATAATGCCTATTGATCAGGACAGTAAACTTAATTTGGCGAAAGTAGATGAAAGGATGTACCGAAAGGTTACTGATAATATTTTATGGAAGGATTTTATCGGATTACAGCAAGATGCAGGTAGAGACGAAAACGGTCAAAAAAAATATAAAGCATCTGGATCTATAATTGAAAAAAGTACAGCAGCCATTAAACTCAGTGATGGTGTGGATCACGGAATACTAACAATGGAAAACGACCTTGTTGGTGACGCTTTATTTGGTGATACAAAGGCAGCAGGTACAGGTGAGGAATGGGATTGGAATCACATGAGAGTTCATGTGAACAAAACCCGTAAAGTAGTAAAAGTTAAATCTGGCGATATGTCAGAACTTCGTGGAAATCGTTTTCACGTTAGAGAAAGAGCACGACCAAAGCTTCAAAATTGGTTTGTTGAAGAACAAAATGCTCATTATTCACAAGGGATCTATGAAGGTGCTTCACGGAACTTAACAACCGGAACAACCATAGCAAAGAATGGAATCGGTCTTTCCTCACGTTATCCTTCAAATCTTTACTTACTTGGTTCTTCAGGAACCTGGACAACCGCTGGAACAGCATCATATACAAAAACAGCAACCGAAATGGACACTGCTTCTGGTACAGCAATGGTAGCACTTGACTCTAAATCCATTGAAAAAGCTGCTCTGTTATGTGAGGAATTAAAAATTGGTAAAGGCTCAATGTATCAAGGTCATGCCATGTGGGTATGGGTCATTTCTCCTTATCAACTTTACACCTTGCGTAGTTCAGACAAAAATTGGAGCGCT